TTTGGTTTTATTCCTCTCATAAAAGAAAATAAAGATCTAGTAGATCTTATTAAATCAAATATAAAAGGATACGGAGATATTACAGGAACCGGTTCAACTAGTATAAGACTTCAATTTTCCGAAGTTCCTTCTAGAGGAGCATCTTCTACATCTTCTAGGGTTGAAATATTTAAAGAGTTAGAAAAACTCTCTGAAAAAGAAAATGAAATTACCGATTACAAAAAAGTTAAAGCAGCAGGATCATCAGTTGGTGCTGCTGAACTAACATTTAAAGGTAAAGAATATAAAATAATAATTAAAGGAACAGCATCTGAAGATAGTGCTGATACTGATGTAAAAGAAGGACTTGTATCTCTATTTTATGTTAGCGATATTACTTCTCCATTTACTACTGAAAATATTTTAAAGAGAGCAGAAAATTTAAAAAGTATAGCCAATGCAGGTATACCTGGAGAAGATTCTAATAGCTCTCAAAAAGTTTTAAAATACTTATCTGCTTTAGAACCTAAAAACGTACATGTAAAGTTTATTAATCAACCTTTATCAAGTGCATTGAGTATAAAAAATGCATACCCAGAAGGTAATTTAATCCGCTCAGGAGTATTTCATGAAATAAGAAAGAAAGCTAGAGCTTTGACCGGTATGAATGCAGATAAATGGTGCCCTGGAGATATGTACATTCAGTTAGGAGCTATCCCTGATTTCAGTTCTTATGACAATATAGAAATATTAAATGAGTTATTTTTATCAGGTACTGGTGATCAGCAATGGGGATCAAAAAGTAAACCGCTAGTTGCAGTTTCGTTAAAGCAAGAAAAAGCACAAGGAGGGAAAGCAAAAGGACTCCTTCAAAAATTTGCTAAAGTAAAAACTGATTATAACCTCACTAAAGATGAGATCGATTTAGATGAAGATTCATTAAGAAAAAGAATACAGGACCTTAGAAATAAAGTTTCTAAATTAGTAGGAGGAGCAGAACATATAGTTTACAGTATAGATAATCCATCTGTAAATGATATTGATTCAGGAAAACTTAAAGGTAAGTATGCTGCTCTTAAAGCTATAGAATTTTTATTTAGAAACTTTCCATCAAAAAAAGTAGATGATGCAGTAGTTGCCCTAGCAGGATTTGCATTATCTTTAACAAAAGTTAACCCTGGCTTTTTTAAGATAATTGGACAATCATCAGGGTCTAATGCTAAAGTAGAATCTTTTCCTAGGGGAACAAACGTAGTTTTATACAACAGAGGAGGTGACTACTCTGACATTACAATACGAGATTCAGTTGAAGCTGGAGCTATTCAAATTAAGTTTACTATACTTAAGCAGGGAGAACCTTATTCAGTACAAATAAGTGCACGTAATAATGGTAATATTCAAGGTACTTTAGAGATAGAAAAATTTGATCAAATAAATTAGTTATGGCACAGGACATAAAAAAAATAATAGCACAAGAATATATAAAGTGTGCTAAAGATCCGGCGTACTTTATGAGAAAGTATTGCTATATACAGCACCCTACTAGAGGGCGTATCTTATTTAACCTGTACCCTTTTCAAGATAAAGTATTAAAATTATTTAGAGATAACCAGTACCTTATTACTCTCAAGTCAAGACAGTTGGGTATATCTACTTTAGCTTCTGGATACTCTCTATGGTTAATGATATTTCAAAAAGATAAAAACGTACTAGCTTTAGCAACTACTCAAGCTACTGCACGTAACTTAGTTACCAAAGTTACTTTTATGTACGATCAACTTCCTAAATGGTTAAGATTACCTGCTGTTGAAAAAAATAAATTATCTTTAAGATTAAAAAATGGTTCAAAAGTACAAGCTAAATCATCATCTCCAGATGCTGCTAGATCTGAAGCAGTATCGTTACTATTGATGGATGAAGCAGCCTTTATAGAGAATGTAGATGAAACCTTCACCGCTGCTCAACAAACCTTAGCTACAGGTGGTCAATGTATGGCACTATCTACTCCTAACGGTATAGGTAACTGGTTTCACCAAACATGGGCTAAAGCTGAATCAGGAGAAAATAGTTTCTTACCTGTTAGACTTCCTTGGACAGTACACCCAGAAAGAGATCAAAAATGGAGAGATCAACAAGATGCTGACTTAGGACCTAAGATGGCAGGACAAGAATGTGATTGTGACTTTTTAGCTTCTGGTGATACAGTATTTGAACCAGATGATATGATGTTCATTGAAAACACTTGGCTCAAGGAAGCAGCTGAAAGGAGAGGAGTAGACGGTAATTTATGGATATGGGAACCTGCTGATTATACAAAAGACTATATGGTTGTTGCAGACGTATCTAGAGGTGACTCCACCGACTACTCAGCATTTCATATATTTGATATCGAATCATGTGTACAAGTAGCAGAGTATAAAGGTAAACTATCTCCTAGAGAACTTGGCAACGTACTTGTAGGAATAGCATCTGAGTATAATGATGCACTATTAGTAATAGAAAACGCAAATATCGGATGGTCTACCATAGAACAAGTGATGGCTAGAGAGTATAGAAACTTATACTATTCACCTAAAAACCATCTAGATACTGTTGAATCATATATGTCTAAGTACGAAAGAGATCAACTAGTACCTGGATTTACTATGTCAGCAAGAACAAGACCTTTAGTAATAGCTAAGCTAATGGAGTATGTAAGAGACAAATCAGTTACTATTCAATCTAAAAGATTATTAGAAGAGATGAGAGTATTTATCTGGAAAAACGGAAAAGCTCAAGCTCAAGACGGATATAATGATGATCTTGTTATGTCTGTTGCAACTGCACTATATGTAAGAGATACTGCACTGAGATTAAGACAACAGGGAATGGACTTAGCTAGAGCACAACTTTCATCCTTTAGCAATCTAAACGCACAAAACAAAGCAGTAATGAAAAGCGTTGGTAATCAGAGAGAAAATCCGTATCTTATTAAGACCCGGGATGGTGAAGAAGATATATCCTGGTTATTTTAACTAAACTATTTATATAAAAAAGTATACTAATGGCTAATACCTCACTATTTTCAAGACTTAAAAGAGTCTTTGCAACTGATGTTGTCGTAAGAAACGTCGGTGGCGATCAAATAAAAGTAGCCGATATAAACCAGATTCAAACTTCTGGTAAATTTCAAACTAACTCTCTTTTAGATAGATTTAGTAGATTATATATCTATAATAACAAAAATATATTTAATCCTAATCTAAACTATCAAACTCTTCGTATACAGCTTTATTCTGATTACGAAGCTATGGATACTGATTCTATTATAGCTTCAGCATTAGATATTATAGCAGATGAGGCAACAGTAAAAAATGATCAAAATGAACTATTAAACATAAGTTCATCTGATGAAAATATACAAAGGATACTTTATAATTTATTTTACGACGTATTAAATGTAGAATTTAACCTTTGGTCTTGGATACGTAATATGTGTAAATACGGTGACTTTTTCCTTAAATTAGAAATAGCTGAAAAGTTTGGAGTATATAATGTACTTCCTTATACTGTATATCATATGGTTAGATACGAAGGAATGGATCCAGATGAGCCTTCTAAAGTATCGTTTTCCTTAGACCCAGATGGTTTAGCAGCAACTTCGGATCCAAACTATATTCCTAAGAGAAATAAAAAGATAATAAATTTTGACAATTTTGAGATTGCCCACTTTAGATTAATCTCAGATACTAACTACTTACCTTACGGACGTTCTTATATAGAACCTGCTAGAAAAATATTTAAGCAAGTTACATTGATGGAAGATGCGATGTTAATACATCGTATAATGAGAGCACCCGAGAAGAGAATGTTCTATATTAATGTAGGAAACATTCCACCAAATGAAGTAGAGCAGTTCATGCAAAAGACTATCAATCAGATGAAAAAGACTCCTTATGTAGGAGAAGATGGTCAATATAACTTAAGATTTAATCTACAGAATCAGATGGAAGATTTCTACCTTCCTGTAAGAGGGGGAGATTCATCTACTAGAATAGAAACTACTAAAGGATTAGAATATGACGGTGTAACTGACGTTAGATATCTACAGGAAAAATTATTTGCTGCTTTAAAGATACCAAAAGCATATTTCGGTTACGAAGGAGACTTGAACGGTAAAGCTACTTTAGCAGCTGAAGATATAAGATTTGCTAGAACAGTAGAAAGAATTCAAAGAATTGTTGAATCTGAGTTGACTAAGATAGCTCTGGTTCATTTGTACACGCAAGGATTTACTGGAGAAAGTTTAACTAACTTCGAAATTAAATTAACTACTCCTTCAATAATATTTGAACAGGAAAAAATAGCATTACTTAAAGAAAAAATTGATTTAGCTGCTCAGATGAAAGATACTAAGATGTTCTCTACTGATTATATCTATGAGAAGATATTTAGTTTATCTGAGGATCAATACATACAGGAAAGAGATTTAGTTAGAGAAGACTCTAAACGTTTATTCAGAATAGCACAGGTAGAAAACGAAGGTAACGATCCAGCTAAATCTGGTATGAGTTACGGTACTCCTCATGACTTAGCATCAATGTATGGTAGAAGAGCTACATCTACACCTAAAGGAGGATCACCTGGTGATGTACCAGCAGGATATGAAGACCCTTCCGACACTCCTGGATACGGGGAACCGGGCCCAGAAGGAGGAAGACCTCAGGAAAAAGCTTCTATATACGGCACTACTGAAAATCCTATTGGCGGACGTGATCCTTTAGGAGTTCACGGTATGAAAGGAGGTTATCCATCAGATAATGAAAACGTCATGGAAAACTCTACTACTAAAGCAGTTTACTATAAAAACAAAGACTTACTAAAAAATATGGTTTTTGACAAAAAGGTTGAGACCGAGCCTGATATGCTCAAAGAAGGCAATATTAAAGATTTAGGTAATTAATACATATTTATAATAGTAAACGTATATAATGAAGATAAAACACTCTAAACTACGTAATACTGGTTTAATATTTGAGCTTCTAGTAAAACAGATTGCGGCTGATACTCTTAATAAAAAAGATTCTCCTGCTGTTGAAATACTTAAGCATCACTTTGCCCGTAGGACAGCCCTTACAAAGGAATTTAAACTCTATGAGTTTATATTAAAAAATAGTGGGGTAAAGCAAAATAAAGCAGAGGCTATTCTCTCTACTATTACAGAAATATCTAGAAAGTTAGATCAAAAATCTATTAAGAAACAGAAGTATAATCTTATATCAGATATAAAAGAAAGCTATAATATAGAAGAATTTTTTGCAATACAAGTAAGAGATTATAAACCATTAGCTTCTCTATACTGTTTACTAGAGGCACAGAATAATGCAGATATAGTAGATCCTAATTTTTTAGTTGATCATAAAACTACTTTATTAGAACATTTAACTACATCCCCACAAAAGTCCTCTGATGTAAAAGAGACATTAATAGAAGAGTATTCTAAATATGACAAAGATTTAAGATTACTTACTTTTAAAATTTTGCTTGAGAAGTTTAATGACAACTACAAAAATTTGTTACCCGAGCAAAAAAATATACTCAAAGAGTTCATTACATCAGTAAATTCTACTAAACGTTTACATAAGATAGTCAATGAAGAGTTAGATAAAATATCTAAATTAGTAACTGATCTATCTTCTAAGATTAAAAATGATATAGTTAAGATAAAATTAGACGAAGTATCAAAAGCAATTAAACCTATTTCTAAAAAAGAAAAAGTTACTGATACTCATTTAATTAATCTAATGCAATATTATGATCTAGTAAATGAGTTAAAAACTCTATAATGAAGAAATCTGAATTGGTATCTTTAGTTAGAGAAGTATTAAAAGAATTAGATGAAGCTAATGTTACCAACGTAGGAGGAGCTTCATTTACACCAGGAACAGGAGCACAGTATGCAACACCGTTTGCTTTTGGGAAAGGAAATAGAGCAAAAAAGACATTAAAAAAACAGGGATACAAACAAGTAAGTCGCCCAAAACGACCATCACATACTAAAGGATTCGATTACCTATGAGAACTATAACCGTAACAGAAAAGTATAAAGCAGTCAACGAAGGCAGAATGGCCAAGTCTGAATTTGTACGTCAAATGAGACAAGAGTACCCTATGTATATATCAAACTTTGACGGATACGATTCAGCTGTACAGATACTTAAAAACAGACAAATGCTTTTCGAAGCTAAGAAATCAGAGGCAAAACCACCTGTATATGATGAGAAACCTGCTCTCACATACTCTTTGGATGCTTTAGATAGAGGTATACGAATAGAGCTTAATACAATGGGTATTGATATGGCAGCTCAAACAGTTAAGGCTGGAGATTATAAACAAGCTGAAAGTAAAGCTAAAGGTAATTTAGAGAAAAATGCTACTCACTATCTAGACTTAATGTCCGGTGAATCTAATAAGGTAGATAAGCACGACAAAGAGATAGAGGTAAAAAGAGGAGCAAATACAGTGGACTCTTTTAACGGAATGAAAAAAGCTACATTAAAAGAAGAAGTTGAACCTAATCCACCAATGTCTGAAGATGCTAAAAAAGCATTATTAGGAAAAGTAGTAGGAGCATTAAGAGCTAATTACCCAGATATCACAGCAGGTATATTAAAAGACTTTATTAGAACTCATGCTGATGATCTTTTAGGAGGAGTAGATATCGAAGACGAGTTTAGAGAGTACATTGCTAATAACTATGAAGGTCCTTCTGATATGGGTGAAAAGAAAGGAACTGATCATGACGGAGATGGAGACATCGATGGAGATGATTATATGGCTGCTAAAGACAAAGCTATCAAAAAAGCTATGGGTAAAGATGAGAGTTATGCAATGAAAAGAATGCAAAAAGCTCA